CAATTAAAAGGCACAGAGTGGCAAGCTGGAAAAAGAAGTAAGATCCAACTGTTGTTCTTCGCGATCTTGAGGAACGACTGTACCCAGGCCCCGTTTCCGACGATTCGCTGCTCATCAAATATATATACCAGCCCGCTATTACTATCAAAGCGAGAAATATTATTCCAACTCTCAATTGTCACCTCTTCAAAGTCGGCACCGAGCGCAGCGAACTCTCCCTCCCATTCGAGAGAGTCTCGCTTCCGCGCAGTGGTGATCACGATAATCTTGCTTTCATCCGCCTGTGAGAGAGCCCAAGAGGCCCCCACGCGTGACTTGCCCGAGCCGACACCGCCGACTAGGACCTTGCCACTACGTAGGAGCCCCAAGGCCTCTTCCTGGTGCGAATATAACTTCGCTACCAACTAGAAGAACTCCTTCCCCAAGAGCTTGAGGAGGATCTTCGACGGCTCCTTCGGGATGAAGGGGTTAATCTCGATCTCGACGGGGTGACCGAAGAGGGAGTAATGGACCTTTGCGATCCACTGCCACGAGAGTGGGTTCGTGCCATTGAAGATGCACTTGCCCTCGGACGAGAAGACCTCGACCCACTTGATGACCTTCGTATACTTATTCACAGGGATGACCGTGACCTCCCCGAGGACGAGCCGCTTCTCTTTCAGGACAGCCGGCCTGAAATCCGGAGGAGTCTTCTCGTGAGGCGGGACAGTGAACTCAGTCTTGACGTTTTCAAATCCGAGGACGCGATTAGCGTTAAACATAGGGGATACCTTTCGTCTAGTGTAGTTCAAATATGAGTAGGGCTCACATCATCTCACGAGACTTAAACCCTCGGAGGAGGGCGTCTCGCATGAGCTTGCGCTCCTCAGGATCGTCAAAATCCGAGTTGATGAACGCGTCAACGATCACGCCGTTCACCCTCTTGATCCGAGCGACCCAGGAGTCACCGTTGGTGATGGAGGGCTGGTAATCGACCTCGAGACTCTTGTACTCGTAATACGTCGTGTCCTGGCCAGTACCCAGGGAGAACTCAGTCGTCTCGCTACGTCCATCGAGCACCTGGATGGAGAATCGAGGATCGAACGACTCGCCGACAATTCGACCGTTCTGGAAGTTGATCCGGAAGGTGTAGGGCTGGTCGTCAGCAATCTTGTTGCCGACCGCCTTCTTCGCGAGACCGACGATACCAGGATTGATTTTACGTCGATTCGTTTCACTATCCGTGAACTTGAAGAAGTTACCGCCGTTCAGGATCGCTGTCTTGGTTTCTGCGGGGATCTTAGCCATCAGAGGACTCCCATTCCTTGCTCGCGGTTGAGTGCTGCCTTGATAGACGCCAGAGCAGCCGGCGTGATCTTCGGATTGAACTCGGCATGTTCGGCCCAGTACGGGCCACGCTTATCGTAGGGCTCCCTACCGGGCTCGTCAGCGCTACCCTCGACCTTGATGCGCATGACGTAGTCGTCACCCGCGTCAATAGTAACGTTACTATTCTCACCCCTGCTCCTATCCTTGATGAATGTGATAGACTTCACAGACCACATCCAGACCTCAGCAGACGGATCGTCAGTGTGGAGAACGGTCTTGTTGACCTGCTCGCCACCAATCTCGCCCTGGATCTCGATCGAGAAGCCCGTGTAGTCTCCGTTAATGGGGATGAACCCATTACGGATATTGACAATGGCGGTGAAGTTGTCGTTGTCGAACTTCGGGTTCATGGGGTCGGACAGGACGCTGTTCAGATACCCAACGATATCCAGAGCGTCCTTCGACGAGATCTTCTCATTGGTCGGATTAATGCTCGACCAAGTTCGATCGTCAGGGACGACCGTTTCGAACCAGTTACTCATACTAGTTCTCCTTCCTGAATTAGGCGGTTCCAGATGGCGTCATCCATACGCCGCCTTGTTCTGTTGACATCTGCTCTGGATCCTAGAAACAGGTTGTCCAGAGAGTTGTTTCTCACGTCGCCATCTAAATGACAGACGAAAGAATCGTTAGGCCACCTCTTGTAGAAGGCAGCCCACACAACCGAGGCGACAGTCTTTTCAGATGCCACCCCGGAAGAATTGTAGAGCCTGACATATAGACTTTGACCATTCCTAGTAAACGGTCGCAGCGCTACGCTAGTGTCGACTCTTCGAATATCCCCCAGACGATTCACTTCGTACCGAGGGAATTTTGGAACCCTTGCCCAGACGTCGGCGTCTTCGAGCATCTCACAACTCCTGACGACGGGGGCAGGCCACACACTACCTACCCCCGCCAAGAGTGTTAGACGTCAAGATCCGCGTACTTAGACGCGAACGAGGCCGTCTCATCATCGAGGGTGATGTACGCCTCCCTCAGATAGGCGGCCACACCCTTCTGCCCACGGTAGTCGTAGACGCTAGGGTTGATGACGACGTCCGCAGACTTGATTGTGGCGCCGTCCAGCGAACCGACGGTATCCTCAGTCAAAAGGACCTTCTTGCCCCCGGTGATCATCCACACCGACGGGGGCCTAAAGTCGTAGCGAACCTTAACGGTAAGGTACGGCCGCTCCGGGTCGGGATTCCGGTCACGGTCCTTTCCGTACTTGACATTCCACCCGTCGGCCTCGAGGTCGGCCACCAGGTTCAGAGGGATCGCGACGGAGAATTCACGCCGTCCCTCGGTGTTATACCGAGACGGGGCCCCGCTGAAGTTTCGGTAGAACAGCTTGGCATCCTCAATGGCGATGTTCGAAATCATGGTTGGATTCCTTTCTATGCGACAAAGTTGTCGTAGTCGATGTATTGTTCGATGGCTGCGCGTGCTTCATCAGCGAGCGCTTCGGAGTAGGACGTATCAACGTCCTGCTCCAGGTGCAGGTACTTGACCACCTCTGCTTCTTTCCAGAGGTAGCCCTTTGTCCCCACAACGGCGTCTTTGATCTCGCCTTCCTTATTTTCCCTAAGGAGTTCACCTCCACCTCTGTCAGGCTTGATCGGCACAAACGCACCGACTTTACCGACAAAGTGAGGATCCTCATTGGGGAACCGCAGGTACATTGCCGTCTGCACCTGCTTGGTCTGGACATAGTCCTCGAATTCAATCGGCTCGTTGGTGAAGAGCTTCTTGAACACGTATGGCTCCTGGAACTGCTTTCCAGTAGCCGTCCATTCCCCCTTGTGAGGGGAGGAGTATTTAGCGATGTATACGGCCTTGTTCACGAGCACCATCTTGGCGTAGGTGGCCTCGTGTTCGAAGGTGTATCCGTATCGAGCGCCGAACTCCATAACCTTCTGAATATCATCAGGTGTGGCCCCCGGAATCTTGATCGAGTCCGTCTTAATATGCGCCACTGTCAGACCGAGGGTCTCTTGCACGTAGTGCTTGAGATCGATCATGAAGAGCGCACCCCGCTTGGCGACGATGTTATCGATGTTGCGCGGGTCCCATGCCGGGTTATCAAATTTGGCACTCGTCAATCCGTACATGGAGTTGATCGGAATCTTCAATGCCGTTCCGAGCTCATCGAGATCGTAGTTCTTTGCGATCTCGACAAGACGTCCGTCGAAGAGCTTACTCAACGCATCCATGTCCTTATGTTTGATCGCCACACGAGCTTGCTTGAGCTCGCTGTAACGCTGAGTATAAGGACCGAATAGATTGAGCTGCTCAATCGATGTTGGGTGCATTGAAGCAACGTCGAGGAGGGCGACGTTTTCGTAGTATCCGGGTTCCGAATATACGTAGCCTCCCTCCCCAGGATCCTCGCCTCGATAGGACGAACCCTTGAACCGGTCGAAGGTGTACCCAGGGAACATCTCGCTGAGGTTCGTGTAAACGAACTTACTCTTGTCCGGCTTGCGGTCTTTACCAAACACCAGTGCACAGGTGTGCTGGTTCGTTGTATCGTTGACACTCAACCCCGAAAGCTCTGCAAGGATCTTCCGAGCGCCCCAATCACTAGCAAGGTGATTGAAGACCGCCTCCGTAGCTTCGACATCGTTAGTGCAGTAGTCGCCCACCAACTCCCAGAGTTCTTCAGGAACAGGCTGGTCCCAAGGAAGACCAAGTTCCTGGTGATGGATACCGAGTTCGATTTCCCACTTCTTGAGGCTCTGTTTCTTCGTAGAGAAGTCGTAAATATCCGTGTAGGACATTGAGTACGCTTCTCGGAAAGCAGCATTAGGCTCATTATTAATGAGGCGTTTAGACAGTTCAAATAGCTCCTCGTTGGAGTATCCGAGTGACGCCGCATACATGATGTGGTTGTCGTACTTGCGGTTGTAGAATCCGATTAGACGGAGAGGCAGTAACTTCTTGACATCCTCTGCAGATGGATTGAAGAACCGGCGAGTCTTCTCACCGGGATACTTATAACAGATGACGAATAGGTTAGGAAATACCTCCACGTCAAAGAAAGAGATAGGTCCGTTGCCGTCCTCCTGCACTTCCATCTTGTCTTCCGACATGAAGTGCATCTCCTGCACGACCTTCAAACACCGCTCAGCCTGGTTGGTAGACTTAGCGGCGAACGAAGTCACAGCGTTCCTAGCGTCAGACACATCATACGTGATCCCAGACGAATATGCGTCGTCCAGGATCTTCTTGATGAAGTCAACATTAGGCGCCGTTGCGGAGTGCACCTCCTTTCGGAGCGCCTTCGCGATGAGAGCCCGAAGGTGGTTCTCATCTTTAACATGCTGCGGATTGATCATCCGTTTTGCTTTCTCGGGCAAGAGTTGCACGTACTCTGCGATGGGCAGGTCGTTCGCGAGGGATAGTCGTCGACGTAAAGACGATCGGCCTTTGAACCGCTTAATCTCGATCCCAGGTGCATACTCGGCAGTGGGATCACCACCACCAGAGTATTTGTAGACGAGGTGTAGTCCTCCACCACTTCGCGACACCTCCGCAAACGTCGGAGGCCAAGTAGAAGCAGCCCGAAGATTAGCATTGAGGTCTTTTTCACCATTTTCTCCTCTCAAATCGAAGTCGATAACTACGTATTCCTCGGGGAGCCTAACGTAATGTTGCTTCGACGGATCGATTTCTTTTAGGGTGGTTGTGACTGAATCCCAAGGTTCTTTAGGAGTACCCTGAGTTGTTGTGTACTGCGCCGGCTGGTCTTTGAAGAACTCATCAAAAGGAGTATGAGTCATCGGCTTCAGATCGAGCCATCCCTCATCTTCAACCGGCTGGGCGACAAGATCCCCCGATTCAAAGAGATCTGTGCGGAACCCAAAATATACATTCCTCTGGCGAACTCCATTAACTCTGCAGCGTTCATGGAACTCGCTGAAGTAATGCTTTGCCTCTGTTCGGAACTTGTGCTTGGGCATAACCCAAGAAAGCCCGGAGGCCTCGGCATACTTCTTATACTCCATGTACGCAGACGCAAGCGTGACGAACTCTCGGGTAGAGTAGTCGTCGTACATCTCGAACATGAAGTTGTATACTGGGTTCGTTTCGCCCATCATGACGGACGTCCTGTAATCCTTGTAGTAGTCAGGGCCCAGACTACGGTATACGGAAATACAGTGATGAGCAATTGCACCGAGCTCCTCGGACACCCTCGACATGATCTTACGATACTCCCCGATAGGAATGCGCCTATTGGAGGGGTAAATATCGATTAGTCGTCGAGGGATACCAGAGTTTGAATCGGTGATCTTGACTGGATTGTTCGATGCCATGAGTAGCATCGTAGAGATTCGAACTGGACGAGGTTTCTTGAACTTCTCGTTCACCAGCTGAATCTCATGAGAGATAATGGAGTTAAGACGAGTGTTAGTCTCGATCTTACTAAGATCCCCATCATGCTCTACTGCAACCAGAGGATCGTCAGCGAACGCAGACAACGCAAAAGCATTACTGCGTTGAGCCAACGATTCCGAATCAAATGCAGTAGCGTAATCCCCGAAGAGAGATTGCATGACATTGAGGATCGTGGACTTACCTGACCCAGGCTCACCGTAGAAGACAAGAAACTTGTCGATCTTACGGCAGTCGCCAGTCAGGATGGCCCCGATCCCCCATTCAATCTTCTCCCTCTCCGAGGGATCGTAGAGGGTGTCTACGAGCGTATTCCAATTCACAGGCTCGCTATCAGACAACGCATATGGAAGCCTAAACGACGCATAGTCTTCCTGTCGGATAGGAGTATCTGCAAATATGGGCCTACGGTCGAGAGGCCTGTCAGTATCGACCATGTTCTTAGTCCATAGACGATACCGTTTCCATACACCATCTCCGTCTCGTCGACAGAGTCGAGGAAGCAAGTTGATGTGACGCTTAGCAGCGTCGTCGACATAAGCGAGGACATCCGAGTCAATCAGGTCGATGATCCTGTGCTCGTTTTTAGTCCATAGCTCTTTGTCTGGATCCCACACAGCAACGAATTCGCCCCGATTGATCATGATATCTCGAGAATATCCGTTGATGAAATCTGGGGATGCAGCTAACTGCCCGGCTTGTCCGCGCACGGGAGCGGTTTCGATGCTATAGAAATCCATACTCACCTCCTTTCTAGTGATATGGATCGTAATAGTTCGACCATAGAATCATTTGATCTCTTAGGGGCATCTCTAATATATCGGCTCCAGGCACCATGAATAGACCCCCAGCACCGTTTCGGTGGTATGTCCTATGCATTACTCTATCGGCGCTATCTAGAGCCCTAGAATATACTACAGAATCTAAGAGTAGCCGGTCGTAGCAATTTACTACACCCAGGTTCAATAGGATAGACCTAGTGAACGATGCTCGATCCTGGTACACCATAGCCGTTAATGTATCCGTGATAGATACAAACAGCTCGAGGAAGGTTACGGGACCTCGTCTCAGACAGAGATGATCAGTATCGTATTCGTACTCTTCCCTCATCCGGAGAGCTTGTTCAGCTTTATCTCCGTCTTCAGGAATATACCATACGAATTCAATCTCATCCCATACCGAGGAGAGATCCCGGTAATCTTCGAGACACCCCCGCTTTATCAGCCAGGGCAAGTATTCCATGGTCAGATCTTGTCCCAGATAACGCCATCGACATTAAAATCGACGACGACGTTGGAGTGGATCGCCTTACGCTCCAAATCAGGGACACGGTAGATGGAACCCTCGATGTCGCCAAACGACACGTAGCCGTCCCCATCTCCATTCTTGAGCCACCCGACAAGAGCACCCGCCTTCATTCGAGACAGACCCAGCTGGTCGAGGACCTCGTTGAGGAAGAGGTGTCCCTTCTTCTGAAGTCGGCGATTCGCCCACGCCTGGATTTCAGTCAGGTTCATGGTGGTGTAATCCTCGTTAGGATCCCACGCGGTGGACGACGTCTCAGAAATGATCCGAGCGTACGGAGAACACTCGTTGACCATAGCGAGCACTGCGTCCAGAACATCGCTAGCGTCGTTGGGGTTATCGTCGGCGAGAATCTCTTCAGCAGTCCTGCCGGCGTTAGGGAGTCGAGGAGCGACGATCTTGTCGACCGTCTCCTTACCCAGAGTATCCACCATCTTCTTCTTGTAGTTGTCGAAGGCGTTCTGGACCGCGACATAAGCAGCGCTCAGGGCGGCGAGACGCTTACGCGAGATACTGTTGCTGAAGTAGATGAGAGCGATCGTCGTACCGCCGACAATCACAGTCGGGGCGATGTGACGAGCCGCATCGAGAGCGAAGAGCATACGGTTCTTACGCTCGATCTTGGGGACCTCTTCGTCAGGGATCTCGTCAGCTCGATCCTGACAATCCTTGACGCGCTCGAAGTTGCGGTACTCCACATCTTCGAAGGTACGGCCGGCTCGCCAAGCCAGAGCAGATGTAGCGATAACGCCCACCGATGCGCCGACACTGAGGATAGTGGGAGCGTGCTTGGAGACACGACCAACTGCAGTATAGAAGAGAGTGCTGATAGACATCAGACTTGGCTCCTTTCAGAAAATATAAGTTACTTGATCGGTTCTGGGGACTGCGAAGCAATAATCCAACCCTCGCGAGAGAATCGGACTTCAAATGCGTCGAGAGTAGTCCACCCCCAACGCTCATCGGTATATTGAGTCTTGATACCGACAGACGAATACAGATCGGCAACTGAGACCTGACCGTGACGCTCAATGGTTTCGGCTAGGTACTCTATCACGTCCATCGCATCCGGCTTTGTCTCGAAGATGAGATCATCAACTCGATTGCTGTTCGGATGCGAGGTCCGACGAGACTTCGAATATTGAACGTTGTCAGGCGTTCCTCGAGTGTAAATTGTCCGCGATGCTGATCCATAAGACGTGTAGGTGCCGCTACGCCCGCGGTTGGCATCAACAGCACCGTAAAGTAGCTGCTGAATGCCCTGTGTCACCATGTCGGTGATGGCGTTCTTAGCAGCGGGGATCGCGACATCAATCACGAGATGATTTGCGATGTCGGGCAGGTCATCGACAAAGAAAGTCTTGAGAGCCTCCTTGATGGGGCTCGTCTTGTTGACCTTCGCCTTGGCGATGACCTTTGCTTCCTTCTTCTCGGGGGAGGCCCCCTCCTTGGCTTTATCAGTGTTGCCAGGGAGGGAGACCTCAATAGCCCGAGTGGGCTCAATCGGGACGACGTCCGTCATTACATTCCCTCAGCCAGCATACGGAGCTCTTCGAGAGAAGCATCTGGGTGCGCTTCGATCAGCTTCTTGGCCTTGCCCATGATGTCGTCCGGGAACAAACCCGCGAGGAACTTGTTCGAGAACTTCGGATCGTCGGACAGCTTGTCCAGAAGCGCATCGAATGCGGGGGAAGCGAGGAACGCCTTGGTCGATCGCTCATCCTTGAAGAAGCGCTTGCCGTCCTCGCTACGTTCACCGTAGGCGGCACCGACGAACTCACGAAGGAGCTTATACGCGTCCATAGCAGACGCATCACCGCCGTTGACAGCCGCGATCTTTGCCGAAAGAGGGGTATGCTGGAGCTCCATGTTCATGAGCTCACCCTTCGACAAATGAAAATGAAGTGTTTCTTCGGTCTCCTCACCGAAGAAGTTGATGTACTTGACCTTAATGGATTGCATGTCAGTTGTTGTCCTTTCGGGAGATCTTGTAAAGCCCGACGCCGAAGAGCGCCAGGATGGTTGCCAGAATGCCGGCGAAGAGAGCCGACGAACCGGTCTTAGCGAGCTTAGGCTGCTCGCTAGTCTTGGGGTTTTCCTTTGCGACAGGCTGCTTCGGAGCAGGAGTGGTTGCACTGGGTTTAGGAGCAGGCGGAGTCACGCTAGGCTTGGGGGTAGGGGTGGTAGGAACAGGAGTAGGCTTCTCAGAAGGCTTAGGAGCCGGGGTGGGCTCAGAAGGCTTGGGAGAAGGAGTCGGTGCAGGGGTTGTAGGATTCGGCGAAGGAGTAGGCTCGGGTGTGGGGGCCGGCGTAGGCTTTGGCTTGTTTGAGCCGTCTCCGTCAGTGCCGCCATTGGACTTGAGAGTAGCGGTAGCCTCCAGCTTGAGGCCATTCACCTCAGCGTGGTTTGTAACCGAAGACTGGCCCTCGGGAACCTTCATCTGTTCCGGAGGGAAGGTAATACATACCTTGGAGTCGGCGGGAGCCGTGAACTTAATCGTATTCGCATCCACTCGCATGGCCGCGATGATTTCAGTCGTAGCGGGATCCCACTCGCCACTCTTCGCGCACTTCACCAACGTTCCGAGAGGTGTGTCGAAGTCCTTCACAACATACTCGACACCTGGCGTGGCGATCCACTTAATCGCCCACCCAACGGTGCCGTTATCGTTTGTCCACCCGAATTTCAGATTCTCCGGGCGGGCATACTCATAGTGAGCCGCATTGTCACAGTCGTTCGTGCAGGTACCCGTACCCTGGGCATCGCCCCACACGAGCTTCTTGACCACTTCGCCATTCAGAACGATGGGAGCCTCTTCGGTGCCAATGGCACCTTCCTGAAGACGGGCTTGGGCCCACCAAGACCCCTTGACATCGATCTTATCGGCGTAGGCCGGCGGGACCTCGTTGACCTTGCAGGTCAGATTCGCCTGGTCAGCGGTACATTCGCCGACCTTAGTCCCGTCGTTCAACAGGAACGGGAACGACGCATTCCACTTAAAGGGAACGCCCCCATTCGTAGGGTTGGTAGAAACCGTGAAAGACTGGCCGACCGCCAGCTTTTCGACGGTCCAGGTACCGCTAACGTTGATCTCGGACGAGACCTGTCGCGATGCGCTGGTGGCCTTAGTGACTTCGGCATGGATCTGCGGAGTGTCTTCCGCGATAGCCGGAGAGATCATACCTCCGACAACGATGGCCCCAAGGCCGATCGAGGCGAGTACTCGCTTCATGGTTAGTTATCCTTCCTATTTTGGAGAGCGACGAAGACGACAGCCGGCAGTGCAACAAGCGTCGTCCCGAGGGCATTTGATAGCACGGCGGACCAGCTGAATGTATGGGTGTCCGAAGTGCTTTCAGAACTGGCATGTGCTGGGATAGCCAAACCAAAAATCAGACTAAAAGCCAGCGCGAAAGCTGCCAGGTATCGGTTCATTGTAGTACTCCTTTCAAACGTGCGAAAGCCTATACTCCATGTAGGAGTATAGGTGAGATCTTGTCTCAGTTCTTGGATTTCTTGAGTTGCTTCTTCCGAAGACGGTTGGGATCAAGGGCAGTGCACATGCCGAAGAAACCAAGCATGAGGCCGAAAGCAAACATAGTGGGATCCTTTCTTGAGGGGGTTAGTTCTCATTATAGGACTCGTTTTTTGTGTTCGGCCACTCTTTCGGAGGTTCTGTGTACTCTATGGATAGTTCGTCGGTGAAAGTGACCGTATTATTTTTGGTCACAGCTCTTCAACCGATCTTGAACCAGTTAGGCTGAGGAGCGGGGGTGATCGCGACCTCAATGGCCGGCGATCCGCTCTCCAGAATAACAGGCCTAAACTGCGGCTCGATGGTCTTTCCTCCTTCCCACCCGAGCTCATCGCCGATGCCGACCTGGCTCAGGTTAATTTGAGAGTAGAAGTCGTTCAACGGGCAGGAGCCGTAATTGAGAAGGTCCTCGGAGATGTTGTTGCAGTACTTGCGGAGGAGCTCAGGGGTGGAGCGGAAAGTACGCCCCGTGATCGCATCTTTGCAAAGCATCTGCTCATCCCCGAAAATGACCATGGTGCTCTCGGGAAGCTTCTTGGTGGCCACCTCCTTGTCCTTTTCGGAGGCACCCTCCTTAAGCACCTTAACCTGCTCAGCCATCCGGCTCCTGAGCTCGGACAGATCGAGCTGAGAGACCGAATAAGCTGCTGCGAGGGCTTGGTATCGCTTATAGCTGACCTTGTGGAGCGAGGCGAATGCGAAGATCGTGACTCCGAGCGACAAAGCGGCGGGGACGTAGGTCATCCAGTTGCGTTTCGCAAAGTCGAGGAGGTTCTTGGATTCACCCTTGTCATTGGCAATAGCCTTTGCGTGGGTCTTGCCGCTAGTGATAGCGGTAGCGACAGATGCCGCGATACCAAGACCAGTGATGAGGACCTGAGGGTTGTGCTTCACCCAATCGAAGGCGAGCTTGATCATGTTCTTGAGGTTCATGAGTGTGCTTCTTTCTTGAGAATATGTTCAGAGGTAGAGAACGTACGTGGTTAGATCCATTCCGAGGATGGATGAGGCAGAGACCGGAATGAAATTCGGGTCAGATCCGACTGCGAGTGAGTCGACAATAAGCTTAGGTTCGCATCGCTCGAGATCGTCAACGATGACGATATTCTTGGCGAAGGCACGTCGACGATCCGTCATAACGAATCGGAATGGCACGATGACATACTTCGCGTCAGGCTTGTCGGCTTCGTCCCTAGAAATAAGGACGTGATTGCCGGCCCCATCAACGAATGTCAGGTCTTCATGGTTATACGGATTCCCTTGCAGAGGCCTCACGGCACTACCGTCGATGTACTTGCTGACGAGAACACCGAGAGCAGCCGTCTCGATGGAATTCGGGCGCACAGGCGCAGAATGGGCAAGCGAGATTGAGACGAGCGATCCTTCCGGGACGCTAAGGTCGACTTCGGAAATATCAAAGATTTGACGAATCGTCATTTTGGCTCCTTTTGAGTTCGTCTAGTTTTAGTCTGAGTGCTACGTTTTCGATCCTTAGGATCTCCAGTTCGGTGTACATGCTCTTCATGTAGTACTCAGCCAGGCACAAGAGAAATGCCGATAGTGCAAGCAGAACGCAGAAAAAAATATCCATGATAGTTGCTCCTTTTACAAAGACCTATACACCGTGTAAGGTGTATAGGTGAGATTGATCTCAGAGGAAGATGTCACTCTTCCGAGTCAGAGTCAGAGTCCGAGCTGGATCCGCTCTTGAACGACAGAACAGTGAGTCCGCCGAGGAAGATTGCGAGCGAGCCAAGGGCGGCAGCCTTAGCAACGGGAATGCTCTTCTCAGCGAAATCGCTGACGCGATTCAGGAGAGGGGCCTTTTCGGGGGTCTCTTCGATTTCGGTAGACTTGGACATGGTGGTTCCTTTCTTGAGGGGGTTAGGTCTCATTATACAGAGAGTATTTTTTGTGGCGCGAGTCGAGAAACCCTATAACCCGTGTTAAGGGTTATAGGTTTGATATCAACGAGTGAACGCTTTGTCCAGCGCGACCTTCACGATGGTGTAGGCGCCAATCGCCGGCAAGATGAACGCGATGATGAGAGCGTAGACGGGAACCATCTTCCACTCAAAGACATCGGTCCAGATCAGAATGACTTTCTGGTCGATGTCGAATGCGTGGAGGATAGCACCGAACGCACACCAAAACGGCATGACGACGATAGCACCAACAAGGAAGGTGATGACGGTAGACATGATGGGTCCTTTCTTAGAGGTTGATACTTCTCATTATAGGACACGTTGTTTTTGCTCAAAAAGCTTATAACCCGTGTTAGGGGCTATAAGCTAGAGGTTAGTTCTCCTCAGGGGCGGGTTCGAATCGAATCCGAAGATCCTCGAAGATGATGCGGTTCGCGAGCTTTCGCGCCATCTCGTCCTTGGAGGTGAAGGAGATCTTGAAGAGCTTCTTGTAGTGCTTCTTCTGGAGCTCCATACCGTAAGAGACGGCGATGAGCGAAAAGCTGAACACGGAGGCAACAGCGTAGGAGAGAGGGATCTTGACAGACATGATTGAGTCCTTTCTTAGAGGTTGATGTTTCTCATTATGGACCGTGTAGATTTTACGTGTAAAGCCCATAACCCGTGTTTAGGTTATGGGTGAGATGTTAGAGGGGGCGGTCAACGAGATCGCGAATAGCCTTCAACTGGTCGTCCGACATCTCGCTGTTCTCACAGATGAACCGAATCTGGGCGAGGCGGGCACGGAAGGAAGATACAGCAGCCTTGTTTGACTTCTGAATTCCAGCCACGAGGCCAGCCAGATACAGCCACCTGTAGAACAGTGCGATAGATGCGGTCGTAGTAGCGGCGAGGGCGATATCACGGGCGGTGTTGGACATGAGATGCTCCTTTCTAGTGAATATATCTCATTATACGACAAGTAATTTTAAAGCCTATATACCATGTAAGGTATATAGGTCGAGAGTTGTCTAAAGGGTATATGTCCTTTAGACCCTTCGATATTGAAGGTTCGTTTTCAGCTGAACATGCGTGCGTAGTAGAGCACGGTAGAAACAGCGAAGAAAGCGATACCGACGAGGGCGATGAGGGTCTGGGCGAACATGATGGGTCCTTTCGGGAGGTGTTACTTCTCATTATGGACCCTGTAAATTCTGCGCGTAAAGCCCATAACCCGTGTTTGGGTTATGGGTGAGATTGATCTCAGAGAGGGCAATCGAGCAGATCGATGAGCTTTTCTTCGACCTCGGGCGAGATGCCGGAGTCTTCGAGCAGATCGAGCGCCTCATGAGCGCGCTTCTGATAGATGCCCTGCAAGTATTCCATGGCAGAGTGGGCAGCAGCCCGGCCATGCTTCTTTGCGAGGCGATCTTCATTATACACGCACCTGACGAGGTCACTCAAGGCGACGACAGTGACGGAGGCCGAGAGGGCGTAGATAGCTCCGATGATCAGGTTGGTACGATTGAACATGGTGGTTCCTTTCTCGAGGGTTTGGTCTCATTATACAGAGAGTATTTTTTTTGCTAAAGCCTATACACCATGTAAGGTGTATAGGTGAGAGATCTACGATAGTGGACTGAGCAGTTCGTAGTACTTTTCGTTTTTGGTCAGACTCTTGTCGTAGTAAAGTCTCTTCCGCCGATTGTATGCACTCCGAGCAACATTGCGGGCAGCCCTATATTGGTTCAGGCGGACAATGGTGATACGGAGAACATACAACAGCCAAATGAGTACAGACGACAGGATGAACGTGAGCACACATGCGAAAATGAACATGATGGGTCCTTTCAAAGAGGTTGATACTTCTCATTATGGACCGTGTAAAATATAACAAAGCCTATAACCCCTGTTCAGGGTTATAGGGTGGGCGTATTACTGTTTGATAAGACGCGGAGGCATGTCGTCCCAAAAATCATCGATGATCGCAAAAGCCCACTTTCTGCTTTCAGACCACAACCTGTCACAGTCATCCGAAATACGTTTCGTGATGACCATTTGCAGGTAATAGCAGCAGCAAAAGATGAGCATATCGACGATAGCGAGGATAGCAGGGATAATGAACATGATGGGGTCCTTTCAAAGAGGTTGATGCTTCTCATTATGGACCGTGTAAAATATAACAAAGCCTATAACCCATGTTTGGGTTATAGGTGAGATGTCAGTTGTGAAGGCATTCGTTCAGAGTAGCCATCAGCGATTCCATCGTGTAATGGTATCCCTTACCTTCGACCAGGTAGCGATTAACGGTGTGGTAGGAGTAATGGATCCGATCGAGACGGGTCTTGTATCCATGAGCCTTAATCGCACTGTAGAGGGCGAGGATTAGGGAGACGGTTGCAACGATGAAGCAGATGTCGGTGAACATGGTTGTTCCTTTCAAAGTAGTTAGTTCTCATTATACTCCCTGCAGATTTTGCGCGAAAAACCTATAACCCCAGTTTTTATGGGGCTATAGGCGAGAGCTTCACTCAGTCATAGAGTGCGTGCCAAATCTTTCGCATGAGGTTGTCGAGTGTCTCCGTGGGGGAGAGGCTCTCCATGTCGTCGAAGACGGCCCAGGTAGACTTCTGGATCTTTTCGATCTGAGCCTTGTACTGGAGGGCCTTCGCAGACGCGAAGAGAAAGAGCAGAGACAGGGTGACGATTGCGATGAGCATGACAATTCCTTTCTTGAGGGTTAGGTCTCATTATGAGACCTGTAGTTTTTGCCTTCACAAAAACCTATAACCCCAGATTTTTCTAGGGTTATAGGTCTTTGGAAGTGAGTTCTAGCGACGGAACTTCAACATTCCGAAAGCCTTAGAGGCGAGGACGTGAGTCTGCTCGTAATTGAGCACGGCGAGGAGCCCCAGCAAATAGACAGCTCCGTTCGCAATAGTCTCCGAAGAGGGGATCAGCTTCTGCTTCAGATCGGAATCTTTGGCAAGCCGATGCAGCTTTTCGAGATTATTGACAGCGGTGCTGTACTCATTTGTCGAGGGGTCTTCCCCACCGAGCCAATTGAGCACCTCGTTTTCGAGGTCCTCGTGGTCGTAGAGGCGTTCGACGTTAGACATGAGAGGGTCCTTTCTAGTGAGTACTTCTCACTATTACCCATGTTTTAATTGGTCGAAACGTCTCCAGGCTTGGTGACCCTCATGGTGATCGTGTCGCCATCCTTGAAGCGCGAAGGTTCTGCGGGGAAATCCGCGTATACTTCGTCGTGCTTCGTCACGACAAGATCGCCGTCGACTGAGGGGGTATAGTTATTGGAGCTGACCTTAAGGCCGGCCCCAATAAGGACCCCGAGCGCTGTGATCGTGGCTGTGATCTCATTGGTATAGGGGATTCCCCATACCATACCGATGGTGTTGACGAACGTTGCGAGTGCTGGGATCCACAGCAAAGCAACGTTCTTGAGAGAATCGTAGTGGTGATCCTTCATTTCTTTCTCCTTCCATCACTACCTTTAGGTAGCATAGGCAGGTCTTCGACTTCCTCGAAGATCCTACGTCCTAGGCCGTTGCCCCCGGCCTCTTTGTATGGCTTGTACAAATAATTGTAGAAGTCATCGTACTCATCGATGAGGATGTAACCCCTCTCGATGTAGTAGCGCCCCAGCATTATGATTTGTGAACGAGCCACTCCTAGGAGAAGATCGTTTATGGCGTGATTCTTGACAGATTTGGACTGTAACCAAGCCCAGATACCAGACCCGCCAAGAAGCGCCGATACAATCGGACCGGCGAGTTCAGCAGCTTTGGTTAGATCCACTTATCCGTAACCTCCTCGCCGTTCTCATAGAACCTATCAGGTTGGATCTTCACCGAATATACGGTTAAGTCGCCGCCGCTCACGGTTCGCTCGATGATATACCCGGTGAACATGATCCCCATAATAGTTCCTGATACCGGTTGTCCGATTGATAAGGACATAAATCTTTCGATCGAAATCTCATCAATATCTACAGATACGGATTTAAGGGGTTCGCACTTGATCTCTTCGGTTATCTGGCCCCATTCCCGTTCTCTATCGCCCGGAATAGCAGTTTCATAGCGGTAAGGACCTTTCCAATCCGTAGTGTTCTGCATATACGCCCGGTTCTCATACCAGGTGCGTATGCGACCTCGGGAGGCCATTTTCCACATACCGTAATCTTTGGTTCTACCAATGGCCCAATGTGTGGGTGCTGAAGGAAGGCGCCGAGTTACTCTAGACGTCACCGAATCTAGACACCCGAGATCGATAATACTAGCATTTCCGTTTAGCGAGCGGACCTCTAACAAAACGTCCAAATTGTCTGGGTTATTAGGAGTTGAGTAAATTCTCGAAGTGAAATACAACTGATTGTACACTGCTGCGTTATAGATATCTTCATAGATACTCGTTGATGGATCGAAAGTATCTGTATAATCAGAATATCCTGACGCCACAGAAGATCGCAACCAATATACAAACCAGCGATTGGGGTCTTTGTTGAGGTAGTATAATTCAATCTCTAACATACTGAGCGGAGTATACGTTGCGGGGTAGTGGTTTTCGTACGTAAAACATTTATTTCTACGTTTAAGCAGCTCCCAAACTGAAATGCAACGTACTTCAGTGATGCCCTGAGAATCATAAGTTATTTCCTCAGCCACGAAGGGGGTCAGAGTAGCTTGATGACAACAAACTACAGTCCCCGGTGGATACGGAAACACACCTTTAGACCTGAAAGTCAAGGAAGCAGTATATAATGATTCTTTGATAAGGACATCAAAAACTTGATGCGCCGAGAAAGTACCCATTGACTTTCCGCCAAGAACCTGTACAGTGTTCGGCATATCAAATCCCCTTTCGAGCCATCGCGAATTCTAGGCGTGCGTATCCTTTACCCGTACCGTCAAGATCTATCTTTGGAGGAGTTCTTAAAGAGGAAAGCCATGGAATCAGTTCTCCAAGCCTAAAAGTCGGATATGCTTCTACTGCGTAACATGCTGATGCGTTGCTGGCATACCCGCCCTCGATAGAAAATCTTTTCGTACCGTCGATAAAACTGTACATCGAGAACTTTCCGGGGTTGCTGGTAGAATTACCTTGAAGGACTGCCTTAAACGCATCAAAGTTTCTGTCGAAAATACTGTATTTTGAAGTTCCGATGGCGGGTAACGACAGGTCAAGCGTTCTGAAGTCAACCTCTCCAGTCATGGGACTAACCTCACCGATTACTCTTTTAACATCGGCTATTGCCTGGCTCCAATTCTGGTTACCTAACCCCATATAGATGGTAAATGTTCTACCGTATAAGATAGGCATTTTTGTCGAGATCGTAAATTCGATAGTAGCCGGGTATTCCGAATAGTTATACTTAAGTTCTCGAATGACGCATTTCTGAGTTAGTCTAGTATATCCTATAGTGTTAATGGTTGGTTTCGTATATGTTGTCGTTTCGTTACGTACATAACTGATGTCTGGAGTGACCTCGTCCGTATTAATGAGAGAGACCTCATTGATCTTTGGGTGAGAAAGGAAATCGAGGAAATACCTTGCCGGCTTCGCCGGTATCGGCACGGCAGGTGTCAATCTCATGTTGATGTCAATTTGTTTTTCAGACATCGATGTGACAACATTACCCGTAAAATTATACTCCCGATTCAAGCCGAAGGTGCCGTTCAGAATCTGCGGCACCCATCCATCGGTTATTTGGTTGAGCATTAGTGGTAAGTTTAGACCAGTGCTAGTATTAATATGTACAGCGTCGTATGTCATTGGGTACGTCACATCCTTCTCATTCGTTCGAGCTGACGCTCGGTCTGGCGGTACAGATCCACCAAGTCGAGCGCCTTAGGCGACTCGTTGTACTGGTTGAAAACGGTTTGAGTTTGCTTGTTCCGAAGCTCTTCGCGAAGAGCCCGGATCTCCTGTTGCATTTGGCTCCCATTTTGAACTGAAGACGCCACAATAGTAGCATTCATGTCATTCATCGTGAGATCTTGCAGACCATTCACCTCGGAGAGGTCAACAGTCGGCTTGATGACCGGATTCCAATCAGTATCCAGGTTGTCCATAGCGCTGACCATGTCGCCAGCAAGTCCAGACATAACATCAACTGCCTCGTCCTGGGTCTCGTCGATACCCTTGACGATGCCCGCCACGATGAACCTAGCCGAAGCCGCGAATACACGCGAAGGTGAGTTAATGCTAAGAGCATTCTCAAACGCGGTGACGGCGCCTGAAGCAACGTTCCTCATCTTATTGTAGAGGGACACAGCCGAACTACCGATGCCTGTGATGATGCCTGTAATGATATTCCGGCCAATCGACCCGGCTTCAGCTGAGAACTTGTTGCTCATGCCAGTTAGGCCATTTTTAATAAAGTTTATTATGGAAGTGATCAGTTTGTCGACCGCAGCCTGAAGTTGCGGACCTTTCTGATCAATCGCATCCGCAAATCCATTGATGAATGTGACCAATGCGTCGAATGCAGCGTTGATGATAATCAGTGAGCTGTCCGCGATACCCTGGATCAGAGCTGCAATGAGCTCCGCACCAGACGCGGTTAGCTCGGGTACCTTTTCAGTGATACCATCGAGCATGGCCTGGAGCAGCGTAAGCATCGCTTCAACCATTAGAGGCACACACTCGGTGATCGTGTTGATTAGATTCTCGAGCATCATCTTGAACGCCTCAGTGAACTTTGGGGCGTTCTGGACAATAGCTAGAAGCAGCTGCCACAGCAGGTCAATAATCGTTGCGAGGACATCAGGCCAGACATTACGAATGGTCTGAAGTGCGCCCGTGATAACCATCGTCCAAATTTGGACAAGTTCAGGCATCTTCTGCTTCAGCGTTTGATATACCTGACTAATCAGCTGCCGGATGGCATGACCGGCCAGGATAATCAACTCGTTCACCGCTGGATCGAATGCCTTCACCAACGCCTTAAGAGCCGCACCCAAAGCAGGCGCGGAGTTCTTGACCGCATTAAAGACGCCGATCAGCGCTGCCTGGATCGCCGGGGCAGCCGCTGCGATAATCGCTGCTGCCGCAGCAATACCCGAAGCGATTGCGACGATACCAGCCCCGATAGCCGGCCCTGCTAGAGCAACAACCGACACGAACGCAGTGATAACCATAACCAGAACGGTAATGGCCGCCACGATACCAATCACAACGCCCCCAAGTACACCGATGGCGAGCGCCAGGGCGAGTAGACCCGGGGCCGCACCGAGAGCAAGATACCCAGCCGCAATCAGAATGCCGAGACCGATGCCGATCGCCCACAGACCGTTACTGAGCGCGTCCCAACTAAGACCGGAAGCCTTAGTTAGTGAGTCAGTAAATGTGTTTAGGGCGAGCGCCATCAGCGTCAACGCAGCAATACCGACTATCGCGCTTTGTGCCAGGAACGCAGCGGCTATGACCCCGCCGATAACCAGCGCGAGTTTACCAAGGGATGAGAGGATCTGATCCCAACTGTATTTCGTGACCTGTGCTATTGCCATCATCGCCACATTGATGGCGATTGCGGTTAGGATTAGTGCTCCAGCTCCGACAATCGCTGTTGGTGGCATCAGGTGGGCAATTGCTACCAGCAACAGCACAACTGCTGATAGGCCGACCAAGCCTTGGACCATCTTGACGGTGTCCATATACCCAAGAATAGCAATCGCGCCAACGAGCATGTTAATCGAGAACGCGAATGCAACCATCATGAGCGAAAGGGCCGCCATTTTGCTGAGGTCGCTAGTGGCCTTATTCAGTAGGAGGACAAAGCCAACCATGATCCCAATCAAGACCCCCACAGCAATAATGCCCTGGGCGATCACCTTGATGGGAAGTAGCCCCAGCGCGATAATCGGGATCGTGAGCATGTTAATGGCGATCGCCATTGCGACCATAGATCCGACGCCCTGGATCATTGTCTTGGAATCCCTAGAGAGAAGCTTCGCGGCGGTAGTCATGCCGAGAACCAGCACCATTACGGCACCAATACCCTGCGCGACAGTGCTCAGCTTCATAGAGCCAAGAATGCCGATCGAGAACGAGATCAGAAGTATCGCTACCGATAGAGCCATAACGGCTCCGATGACGCCAGCGAGCTGCATCTTGTTAATCTTCATATCAGCGATCTGCGTAAGGGCTACGAGTAGCACCTTCGCAAGCACGCCGATCGCAACCGCGCCCTGGATGAGCTGCGGAGCGGGGACCATCGCAAGAATGAACAGAGAGCCGGCCAAGATGGCAATCGAGACCGCAATTCCTCGAAGCGCGTTGGCCCTGTCTACTTCGGCCATAGCCTTCAGAGAGTCCGTAAGCGTGTTGAACACTCCGCTAATTGAATCCCCGACCTTTCCGAACTTGTCGAACATGTTGCTGAACGAATCAGTGGTCTTTGTAAAACCACCAAGCATCGTCTGAAGGGTTCGGAACCCAGCACCAAGACCGCCACCGAGAAGGAGTCCCGATAGGAGGTCTGAAAGGGACAGATCCTTGAGGCTGGAGCCGAGGCCGGACCAGAAAGACTGGATCATCTTACCAGCCTCGCCGAATGCCTTACCGATGTTCTCCTTGAAGCTATTAAAGGCTTCGGATTCGGAAGCGAACTTCTTGATCGAATCGATACCCTTGGTGAGCCAAGTAATCAGATTGGCGATCGCTTCGACTGCAGCCGTACAGAATGTAACAATCCCAGTTGCCGCTGTGTAAATGAATCCACCAACTGCACCGAGGGTGTTAAATGCGTCAGAGGCTGCCTTACCGAAAGTAGAGAGCCCCTTAGCTGCGCCGTCTGCCGTGTCACCAAATCCACCAAATATAGACTTGGTGAGTCCGCCCAGCTTCCCGAACAGATCGATAATGCCGTTGATAAGGGCTCCGAAAGGCCCGAACGACTTCATCATGTTCTTGAAGCTGTCACCAATCGTCGACAGGAAGGTGTTGTTGTTCAGATGGGTATCGAGGTTGGCAAAGACATTATACAGATCTACGCCAAACTCCTTGACCGCCTTCACCTGAGGAGCAAAGGTCTTAGCCATGGCGTCGCCAGCTCGACCAAAAGCCTTGCCGACATCCGAGATAGAATCCTTCATCTTCTTGGTGGATTCAGACCAGGCCTCAGCCATCTTAGGCGACGCGTCATCCCAGAACTTCTTGATCCCCTTGGCCGCACTGTCGACAGCCCCGCCGAGGTGCTTTCCGATAGTCGTGCTGATCGGGAGAATCGTATTCGAGAAGCTCTTGACCTTCTCAGACCACTTGGGTCCAATAGCGTCTGCGAGCTTGGTCATGTTCTCGAGGAACGACGTCCCAAAGCCACCGAAGATCGACTTGATCTTCTCCATCGGACCACCGGTACCCGAAGCGAACCCGAAGATCGAGTCAACGACCTTCGAGACAGCGTCCCCGAAAGGCTTGAAGACGTTGTAAATCGCTTTCCGGATCGTATCGATGAATTCGCCGAGAGGCTTAAGAACCGCTTCGATGACTACCTTGAGACCGTCAAAGATGGGGGTGATCGTGACGTCCGCAACAGCGTACATCCAGTCAGCGAGCTTCTGGAACTTGTCGACAATCCAGTCGAGGACCTTGGCGAGTCCTCCAAGGAGGTCGGTTCCGCCAAGCAGCTGTCCTAGCCAGTTGCTAAAGACCGAGACGATGTCTCCGATCTTAGCCGCGACTAGAACCATCGGCTTGATGATAGTGCTTGCTAGGATTACGCCGAGCTTGAACGCTGCCACAGCAACCTGAACGAAAGCAGCCCCGACCCCGATCAGAACCTCAAGAACCGGAGCGACGATTTCGCCTACCATTTTGAAGATCTTGCCGAGGTTGTTGGCGAAGTCATCCGACATGATAAGCCATTGGCTAATTGAATGCCGGAAGTAGTAGCTGAAATCGTAAAGGGCCTTACCTCCATCGCCCTGGAAGGCGCTGAAGAAACCCTCGCCGATTGCCTTGAGCGGCTTGGAGATGGCGGTCCAGAGATCGCCTACTCCATACCACCACTCGTACCACCCTCCAAGTTCATCCCAGCGATCCAGGACGCCTTGAATGGCGTCGAAGAAGGTTCCGATTCCAGCATTCACGACATCAGCCACTGCTGTCCACATTTCGCGGGCGCGCTCGAAATCACCGAAGATTGTTCGGAAGATGGAAGCCCATCCAGAACCAAGTGCCTCGGCCGTCGTGTCGATCAGCTGCGAGAAAGTCTTCACCTTCGTAGCGGCATCGTTCGCGACCTCAGCAAGCCGCATGATTTCGTCGGCCTGTTCCTCCGTGTAGCCGGCATTCAGGAGCTGTTCGCGAGACAGATCACCGGTGTACTGGGTGAGTGTCTCGATCATGATCTCTGAAGTGAGCCAGTTGTCCTTCAGGGAGTTTCGGAATGATCCGGCTTTGTCGATAATCTTATCGACTTCGACACCGTAGGTTCGTGCTGTTCGCTTCAAAGCTTCCTGGAACTGCTCGCCGCCCATGCCGGCGTTCACGATACTGTTCCAGTCTTGAAGCTTGACGACACCAGTCGACAGAGCCTGCGAAAGCTGGTACATCGCCGTAGCTGCCTGCTCCGAAGAGGAGCCAGACATTGCTGCGACGTTCGACAGGCCCTTAATCGCGGCCACAGAGTCCTTCAGACCCACACCGGCGCTTGTAAACATGCCGATGTTTCGAGTCATCTCAGTGAAGGAGTAAATAGTTTTGTCCGCGTAAGCGTTCAGTTCGTCGAGTGCTGCATTAATGGTCGCGGTGGTCTCACCCTTAGAGAATGTGTTCGCCTGAATGGTCTGAACAGCATTCAATTGGTTTTCGTATTCACGGAAACCGTCCATGATGGGGCCGAAGGTGAACGAGGAAAGCACCGATCCCCCGGCCATAAGAGCCTTGGATGCAATGTTACCCATAGCCACCGATGCAGCGCCCGCGAGCATACTAAAGTTAGTCGACGAAATCTTCGCCGCGGCACCGACATTAGCCGTAGCAGCTGCCGCCGCTGTAGAGTTGTTGATGACGGATGTGTTAACATTCTTAACGCCGTCAGCGATGCCCCCCATTCGCTTCGAAGCATCCTGGGCTGCCTTACCGACACCATCGAGGCCGTCAGTTGACTGCTTGAAGTTCATTCCAGACTTTAGGCGGTCAACATTACGGAGAACGCCGTCAACCCTGGAGTTAAACTTGGAGTCGTCAAGTTCGAGCGAGATAACCTTGTTCTCAATACTCTTACCCATTGATAGCCCTCCCGACCATACGGTCAATTTCGTCGAATATGGGCTTCATGGCAGGGTTAATGTAGTCTTTACCCTGGACATATCCGCCTTGGCGCGTACCGTGCCCATACTGTAGGATGATTGCAATTGGGACCTTGGACACGATGTTAGTATTAAACCAAACGATCTTAACTCCTCGCTTGGTTTGCTTAATCTTGTACTGCCACGAGGCAGCAGTTTTACCAGTTCCGACTGGTGTGTTGGCCCGGAGGGCCGCCACGCCGCGATCGCCGGCGGAAGCTAGCACGTTGCGAAGCTTCCTATCTTTGACTTGTGTCAACCATTTTGACATGTCAAAGTCGGCGTTAAACTTCATCTCGATCATGACGGCCCTCCTTAGGTCAGTTGTTGATCACTCGGGTGAGTGCGTTGGTGGTATCGGGGCCAACGATGCCGTCAACCTCGACATGCAGAAGCTGCTGAATCTTGGTGACTGTGTCATCGTGAGCTGCCTCGGAGTTATCGCCCCAGATGTCATCGACATCCGTACCGACGACCTGCTGAGCGAAATCAACGTCGAACGGGAAGTTATTGCCGCCCCAATTCGACGCACTGATCAGCGCCAGAGCACGGCGGTTGAGGTCTGCCGGGTCCGAAGTGCCGTGGAGGATCGTCGCGAGTTCTTCACGAAGATCTGCGTAGGTCACGGTCTGAAGGGGTGCGGGCGACGGAGGAGCAACCGGATCGACCGCATTGCCGGCGAGATGGTTGTACATCTGCTTGGCCCAGGCCATGTAGGTGTCGATGTAGCGATCGCGGAGCTGGAACGGACATGCTGTCGAGGAGAATCGCGAGTGGGGGAACACATTGACACCCCATTCAGGCTCGCCAACGTCATATCCGTAGCAGAGAGCACCGAGGAGCTTTCCGCCATACTCGATCGTTGCGTCCGAGATGTCCCAAGGAACGTCTGCATTGGGTCCCGTGATGTTGGCATGTTCAATGCCAATCGAGCGAAGGTTGGTGTTCCGGTCGCCGGCGTGGTATGCGGTGTCTCGGTCGTGAACGAGCTGACCGACAGTGCCGTCAGCCTCAACCTGGTAATGGGCGGACGTCCCCGACCCTTCCCAGAAGTTGCCGACTTCCTCGGTAGACTGTCGGACACCTGCATTGTGGTGGAGGACGAAGAAGTCGATGTCGTGACCCTCACGGCCATCAGTGTGGGAATTGGAGATGAAGTACTGCTTGTCCGCAATAAGGTTGCGGTAATCCATGGACTATCCTTTCGAATTGTATCGGGCCCGTCGGGCCTGGTTCATAGCCGCACGCTGGGCAGCTGAGGCCCGTGCATCCGGCTTGTTGTTGTTTTGCTTAGCTGCGGCAAGACGAATAAGCGTCAGCAACCGGTTCAAGTTCCACTTGTCACACTCGAATGGGATGCCCAGTTGAGACATGTACCAGTAGATTAGTTCACTGGTCATGGTGTCTCGGGGTCCACCATGTGATGGCGGGCTCATGAGAACCGTCGCCGAAGCAGTATCAGACAAATAGTCTGCTATTTTGACTTGAACGGATTGATCAAGTCGTTGAATGAAATCCCGGGGGAGGGGTTTGTCTGACATACAACGGATGTAGTACACTAACTCTTCGCCAGTCTGCGGTGGGGTCTCAAGGAACGACCGTTTATAAACGGATTCCCACTCAGCCACTGCGGACAGGGTATGCGTAAGAGTAATCGTATACGGCTCCATCGTAATGAACGTGTTTGTACGTTCGTCGAACCGCTCCTCCCCCGGGAAATCAAGCTCCAGAGAAATCAAGCCAGAAGGCCTCGGATCTCGTTAGGCATCACCAGCGTCGGGGTAGCAGTGCCACCCGCACCGCCGACGCCATAGAGCTTGTCACAGATCTTCTTGTACTTTGCTGTTTCCAGCTTAGACGAATCGATCGTGATGACGGAGACCGGCTGGAAGCCATCCACCTGGACAGGAACGGTCGAGCACTCCCAGGAGAAGGAGATCGCCTCGGGAGAGTCGGAGACCGTGTTGTACGCTCGCTCCGACGGAGCTGCGGTGGCACCGTAGATGATGTGCAGCAGTTCGCCGTAAGCATCACCCTTGGTGTCGTTACCCAGCTTCGTGCAGTAAGAGAACGCGAATCGCGTACGCGGCTGCTGACCGAGGTTGACACCCTTAACCGTCTGAGCGGTGCCATCACAGATGGCGAACTCATCCGGGTAGGTGTAGGCCTCGATCGTGAACTTGAAGCTCGGAGCCGACATCAGGGTCAAGTACTTGAGGTTGTCGGCATAAATATCCGACGCCTCGTCGCCCTCCGGGGTCTCGGTGACGGTCTTAAGACCGTTCCAAGCAACACCGGTACCGTATCGGTTCTGAGCGTTGTCGAAGGGGAACAGAACACCCTTGTTAACACCTGTGTGATAGAAATGGGAACCCTCTTCGTCCCACTTGATCTGTGCCATAGGATACCCTCCTTAAAGGTAAACCGTGAAGACGAAATGGTTCATTCCGTCTGAAATATACGTCGTATCCAAAGACGAATACGGGATCTTGAGGATTTCGTCGATCACGTCTGGCTCTGGATCCTTGGTTATTAGAGCGACCGAGTACTCTTTCGCTCCTTTATAGGGAACGTCTGAGGCATGGTCGATTTCTATCTTCGACAAGTGGAAGACAACAGCCGGGTATCCAATCTTCAGATTCTCTGGAGGTTGAAAATATACCCGGTTATGCTTAACCGCTTGCTGAAGTAGATGAAGGAGATCTCTATACGTGCGCATAGAGTCCCCCTAGGTTGATGGTCAGCCGTGGGTAGTTCACACCGATGGACTGTACCTCCCATTTTGAACCCTTCCATACTACATACTTCAGAGTTTCGAGATGGGTCTTGATCTTGGTGTCCATCAGAACGCTGATCTCGTTGGTGAGACGAAGGTCAGTGTTGACCGAGGCGTTGTTATTGTTCCTGACCCAGAGGCTACGAATAGTCCCCTTGACAGAAGTTTCAACGACGTCTTCGAGCCAAACACCTTCCTCCGTCTCACGCGTAATCACGAAACCCAGCTTACCGCTGAATCGTGACATTAGCCTTAGGCCTTCTTACGGGAAATCGTAAGGGCGCTGTACGGAGCGGTGAGCGAACCCGACAGGCGGGTTTCGGTCAAATACTTGAACTGGTTGAAGTCCAAGTCGAAGGCCTCGGCCATGCCGAGCTCAGCGCCGGCGTTCGAACCGATCGTGTAGTCGCGCAGGTCGACCACGATGGCAAGGAGTTCGGTGTTGACACCATTGACCTGATGTTCGAAGTCCCGCATCTGCGGAACGGTGACGATCTTCGAGACACCCATGGCAGCAGCCAGAGAAGACTCGGTCTCGTAGATACGACGGCCGTTCTTGTCCTTCTGCAGGAGCAGCTGAACCTTGCGCTTCTTGTCGATGAACAGGGTGGGCGAACCGCTGCCTTCCAGATCCGCGGAGGCCAGGACGATGTCATCGACGAGCGTTTCGTCGGTCGTCGTAGGCTCCAGAACCTTGTGGATCGCGTAGAGTTCGTTTTCCTTAACGATCGGACGGATGGCCTCTTCGTTGACCTTGTCCGGATCCGATTCGGTGCGACCGTCGCCCAGGAGGATCGCTCGCGCGATTTCCTCGTTGAGCTTTCCGACCATTTCCTTCTTCAGCCAAGCGACGACGTTAAAGTCCGTGATATCGACGATATCGTCGCGGTCAAGTCGCTGCTTCTTATAAATCGTGGTCGGCGAAGTCGTACGCATGAGGAGCTTGATTACCTCATCCGTCTTTTTTGCCGCCTTCTTGGCGTAGCCCTTCGCCCTTGCCTTGTCGTCCCTGATATCAGAGAAGACAGACTTAATGCGGCTGAACGGAGAGTGCTTGGTGCCCTGCATGACGACAGACACCCAGCTCTGGTCGCGGTCGAGGGTGATCGGCTCGTCCGTGATGCTCTTAGCATCAGGGAAAAGATAGCCGATGTTTTCGATTCCGTAGTCTGCATGGCGCAGTTCGTCCTGCAGGGATGTACCGTTCCGCTTGGCTGTCTCGACAAGCTCAGCGAACTGAGCGTGCGAGAGCGTATTCTCGGGGGCCTTGTCACCCTCAAAGATATTGTGCTGCATATTTTCCTCGGTTTCTTCGTTGGTCTCTTCGGAGTCTGAAGACTCCCCATCGATGGCGGCTGCAATCAAATAGTTGACTGCCTCCAGCTGTTCTTCGGTGAGAGTGGAAAGGATCTCACCGATGGTCTTGTCCTCATCAGAGGACTCATCTTCGGAGTCCGATTCCTCGGAGCCCTCGAAGTCTTCGTGAGACACGTCACCCTCACCTATTTTGATGATCGCGGAGTACCCTTCGCCATCGGAGTGCGCCATGGTGACGTTCTTGATTGTCGCCTTAGGGTTTGCGCCCTTAAGCACGAGAGACACTTCGACAATGTTTCCGTGTCGGACAACGTTGCCTTCCTGCTTAAGGTTGTTCGCGAAGATCGACATGGCAGTAACGTCGCCATGCTCGATCAACTCGCGAGCGTGTTCCGCCTGTTGGGATCCATTAAAGAATCCGTAGGCATAAACGCCCTCAGGCTTCTTCTCGAGCTGAGCGTGCCCGAGAACGTTTGTCACATTGTCGTGACCGTGCTGCCAAACGAGGGGTACGACAGCCCCATCGTTCTGCTCGAATGCGTGGTGTGAAATCACTCGCCCATCGGAGCACTTGATTCCGGCGACTGTTGCCCAGCCATCGAAATCTGCAACATCATGTGCTGCCATTTTGAACCTCCTGGTTGGATGATGAACGTGCGTCAGCATTAGCTGATGACGTATACGGATTAGCCAGCTGGTCCGCCTTGGGGTCGGTGGACTGCGGCAATCCGATGATCGACCTGATCTCGTTCGGAGTCATCACCTGGTTGGTGATGAAGGTTTGCGCCATCGACGAGATACTGTCTAGCGAGGTCGCCGCGAAGGGATCCCTCACGTAGATAATCCGCTGGCCCTGCGACCTAGCGGTCTTCGTTAAGAAGACCATTGTCGCAGACTTGGTGATGGTGTCGAGAATCGGCTTGACTGTCCGGTTGTAATAGGACAGGTTGGTTTCAGCATCTGCCGTGCCGTTAAACACGCTCTCAGTAAAACCGAGAGCGTTGTACAACTGTTCAGACAGGTATTTCACCTGATCGAGCAGATTGTTCTCAACTGGACGATTGAGCTGAGTGATCTTCTCGGCGCCATCGACGTACGCCACGCCGATCTCCGAATTTCGGAGCTGCTGTTCAATGGCTTCTCGACGAGTTTCCGCTTGCTGCTGTCGCAATTCGCCTCGAACCGAGTAAGGAAGCTGAATGATCAGATCCAACTTCTTACCCAGAGCAGAATTGTCGATCGCATCAAGCGCATCGAGTTTCCGCGCGAGTCGATTCGCCAGTGAATTGTTGCTGGCTGTGACATCATACAGGGGGCTGTACACGATTGCTGCGGAATTCTTGGAAATTCGAATAGTTTCCCGTTTTCCACTACGATCATTATACAGATTCACGTCGACAGAGTCTGTGTACCAACTCTCGATTCGTCCGACTCGAAGAGACAAGACATCGAACGAGCCTTCCTCATTCAGTGCCGTGTCCGTATCGACTGGAACTAGAACAGCTGATCCAGTTTCCAACATCGTATAGACGAGCTCGTAGATTAGAGCGTTCGAGGTCTGATCAATGTTCGCCATCAGCGACAAGCATTCATTCAGCGATGAATCCTTTTCGCTGTCGTATCTGCCATTTTGATCTACTTTAACATGACGGATCGGAGTGTTCGCCACGTCCAAAGCAATTTTGTTGTAAAGTGTTTGGACTAGGTTCGTAGACCCGAACGACCTGTAGCTTGGTCGGTACTCGCTGTAATTACTACGCGCATACCGTTCAGGGTGGTCATGTGCGAACACATTCCACGCCCGTGCCAAGCGGGACATAATACCCATAGTACCTCCTCTCGTTAGTTGAAGTCGTCGAGTTGGTTTTTGTAGGCTACCCAGGCATCCATCAAGGCAGCTACACTGTCGATCTTGAGATCCATTCGTTTCTTCAAGATCTTTCTATTACCGTTGGTGTCCTCAAGAGTAATGGTGTTGCCCATCGCCCAGGAGAATAGCTCTTGATCGAAGATAAGTCTTCGGTCTTCAGCTAGACTCTTGAGTTCACCCAGCGGAACCGACTCAGTTCGAGCACCCTGAATGACCTTATGGATTCCGTAGGGGCCGTTGTCTGTCGCCCATCGTTCGACGAATTCTCTGGCGTTGTACGGGTCGTATCCAAACGCTCGAACATCATACTCAGACCTCAAGATGTATTCGTCGAGATCCATGTATACTTCGATCATGTCTAGAATAGTACCGTCCATGACCTGGAGAGATCCTTCTCGGATGAACGACTCGTACTTGGCACGTCCGGCAGCAGGGAGCTTATCGAATGTGCGAGTCGTAATGTACGCTCGCGTCTTGACCCCGAAGTCACCCGTAGGCAACGGGAACAAGAACGTAAAGGCGCAGAAATCGTCTCCTTGGGAGAGATCAGCTCCCATAGCACACGGCATCTGCCAAAATTCCCGTGGGTTGTGAGGAATGGTTTCTTCATACTTGAAGAAGTATGTGTATCCCTCACACGGGATTCCAAACCTTTTCGCCAGGATGTCGTTCCTTGCGGATGGCACATTTTCGGCTCTCGCCACGTCCCTCTGGTAGGTATCGTAAGATACAGTCTTCCCAAGGTTGGGTTGGGCCTTTACCCACATATTTGGATCCCCGACCTCAGATACGTCGTCTAGACGGTAATACCAGATCGACGTGTGAGGGTCGTAATATTCACCCTTAAGGATCGAAAGCAATTCCATTTTGATGGAATCGCCAACGCCATTTCGAACTGTGCCTTCGGACGAGACAGCAAGAATCACCCAGTCATCGAGTTTGGATGCTCCCTGCTCGAGCGCGGCAATTACATTCTGGCGAACATCGCCCGAAAGCCATTCATCGATTGTATTCACCTTGGACCGCAAGCCCTGAAGCTTGTCAACGTTCATGGGGCGGACTTCAAGAATGGAATTCGTTGAGAAGTTCTCGATGCCTCGCTTAGTCGGAGTCAACAAAGACCGATTGGCCTTCGCACCGACAGTGGCGTGTACCGTGCCGGCCGACAGGAACTTAAACAGAGGTCCCCGACTGCGTGTGATAGCAGTCTTGAATGGGGACAGTGTTTCCTCGGCTTGTGGCATTGTTGGTGCCGTGGCGATTTGGTGCGTTGTGGTGGGGTCGATCGTCAGGAAGTAAGCGTGAATGAACGCCATATACATGGACTTGGCACCACCACGTGCGACAACAAGGTATTGTTTATTAACCAAGCGTCTCTTAACGTCTACCTGTACATACTTACCGTTATGACCCGTCTCGTCAGGAATGAACTTCGTAACTTTTTCGAAATAGAACCACGAAAGAAGGGATTCGGCCCATAGCTTAAATGAATCTAGCAGGGTTAAATCGCTGCCATCAACAAGGGTCATTTCGTTCTCACAGAATGCAATGAACCCGTCGATAGCCTTATCGTCGTAGTAATACCTAGGGTTGGCGATTAAATCGTCAATCCTGTTCATCTCCATCTCAATCGTATGAGATACTGGAATTTCTCCGTTGAGAACTTTCTCGCGGAATCGTGCGTAATACTTTGGCGTGGCTGTGTTCGATAACACCATGCCTACTTCTTCTTCTTTTCGACTGCGTTCTTGAGTAGTGCTTCGAGATTGAAGGAATCCTTAGCCATCTTCGCAACTCCTTCGTACTCGCTACCTGTAAGCTTACTTTCGAGTGCGGCGGTCAGCATGTTCGTTGCGGTCTTAGCAGCGTACTTCGTCAGGTTCTTGCGAGCTTCGTCAGCGAAGAGTTCTGCCGTTTTCGACAGAACGCTCCTATTTTGACTCTCATATTCCTTGAGCTTTTGCTTAAGTTCATAGTTCTGCTTCTCAAGGTTCAGTCGCTTGTTCTGTTCGATGAGATCAGTAGACGAGAGGAGTCGAGGCGCTTCCTTCCGCATGGCGTTTGTAATGCCGCCCTTCGGAACCTTCTGCTTCTCGAGCTCCTTCTGTTTCTTCTCAGCTTCCTTAGCAGCCTTCTTCTCTTCGGCCTTGCGCTTCTTCTCAGCGCGCTCGGCTTCCTTCTGCTTCTTCTTACGCTCGGCTTCGGCCTTGCGAGCTTCTCGCAACTTCTGGTTCTCGAGCTTCTTACGAGCTCGCTCAGCCGCATTCTTGGCTCGCTCAGCCTTGTTGTCAGAGCGCTTCTTGGAAGCAGCAGCCTTCTTGGCATCAGCGGCAGCCTTCTTAGCAGCCTTTTTAGCCTCTGCTTCTTGCTTCTTGCGTTCCTTCTCAGCAGCCTTCGCCGCCTTGGCGCGCTCTTTCTTGAACACATCGGCATTAATTTCTTCGCCGATCTTCTTCTTCTCTTCAGCAGAGCGAAGGCCACTTCCGCCGGAAGACTCAGGTTTCTTTCGGACTCCCCATTTCATACCGAGGACTCCATAATGAGATAAAGTTTCCTCACTCATAGTTTTCTCCCATCATTGAATGGTCAGTCGCCACTCTGCCTCTTTCTGCAAAGCCTCGACTGCCTTGATGGCAAACGAGGTCTGCGGCGGGTCGAACATCAGGCGAACCGAGAAGTTCACGTACTGACGTAGGATACGCCCAAGAGCCGTAGCGGGGTAATCTGCCTCGGACGATAGGTCGCCGACTTCGCGGTTTAGCTGAGTCGCGGTGGCCAAAGCGTTGTCAATGGCATCCTTAACTTCGCTATCGAATGCTGTGTCGTCCTCCATCAACCCGAGGTAGGTCTTTGTGTCGTGTAGAATTGACATTCAGCCTCCTACCATAATTTTGTGTCCCCTGGCATTCTAGGATTGAAATTATCGAGTGCTAGCGCCGGAGTTCCGTAATGGATTGCATTATGAGTATCACGACTCACGCAAATAAGATTATCCAAATCCCACATGCAGGGGTCGAAATCCTCGCATTGGCGTGGAGTGAGAGGATTAATGTGATGCACGACAATACCGTCGTAAATCTCATACCCTTCAATCCCTAGGTCGCAACCTAGGTCTCTTGCGATCGCTTTAGTCCTGGCTTCCTTCCAAATAGCACTTTGGTAGAAAACTTGGTTCATCCACCTGGATCCGCCAAACGTCTCGCCGAAGAATGCTCCGTCAAGAGACAAATATGCTAGCCGCTCCTCGAACGAGTGCAAATGGGAAAGTTCGTCATAGCTCCGCATCTGAATCTCCAGAATAGATCTTAAAGGCGGCCAGAGCTTCCGAAACGAGTTCCTCGGTACGGGCAGCAGATTCAAGTGCCGAAACCTTGGCTCGAGCAAGAGTTGTATCCGCCTCAAGACGAGCTTGTTCCAAACGTTCACGACTTGAGCCAAGCTTTAGGAAATGTAGGATCACTGAATTGCTCGCAGTGCCATCGAGAATTTGCTGTGTGGCAATATCCATCGCAGCAGCGATAGCCTTTCGTTCAGCTTCCTCTGGTGTTCTTGGAGTTTTTTGACCCTTCTTTGTCATCACGCTTCCTTTCTTATACTTCGATCTGAGTTTTTGCCTGCCCCAGCCCATGCCCGGAAAGGAGCAAGAAACAGGCATGGAGAAGTAAGTGGCCGGGGCAAGCCAAAACCCAAATCGAAATATACCTCCGGAGAATTTCGAAGGTGGGGCGCGATTTGGGCGGGGGGCCATCGGGGATTGACAGCCCCCCGGGGGTCAAAGGAGGGAGAACCGTAGTATTCCCTCCACTTCAATTGAGCTCATTCGATCACGAAAGTTCTCTTTCCAGTAACGTCGTGATCGAGGATCCAAGAGATTGCTTCTTCGACATCATCAGCTATCAGTGTGTCACTTAGAATGTCACTGGTTTTACACACACGATCCAGGAGGCCGCATGTATTGTAACCTTTCTGAAGGTCGAATGTCAACCATTGATCAAACTCATTCTTTGGACTGAATGGATTGTCAGTTGTGGTCAAGTATATTGTTGCCATTGTCTATCAGCTTCCCTTCACTGCTTCGAGTACGGAGCTGGTGCTGATTCCAAGCATCTCTGCAATCTCGGAGGTGGTGGCTCCGTTACGAGCCATTGCTCGGGCTCGAGCAACCACACCAACGGAAAGCACAGGCTTTTCCTTTGGCATGGACAGTTCATGCAAGCGCTCAGGATCTGCATAGCGAGCGATAGACTCCATCATAGCGTTGCTGACAGCACCATCCATGATTGCTTTCCATTCGCGATCAGTTATGTCGAACTGTACCTCCTTACGGGACGCACCAGTCCTGAGACGGGCAGCCTTGAGAGCCTGGCTCTCCAGACGAGTGCGATCGTTCTTGGTAATGTCGGGATTCTCCTCGACCTTAGCCTTGACAACACCCCCGGCAATGAGCTGAGCTTGACGCTCCCTCGGTGCATTTGTGAGGGCTACCCGGACTTTTTCCTTTAGGGAGGCTACTTCATCCGCGTATTCCTTTGCAGCTGTGGGGTTCCGTTTCAAGGTGGGGGTGTCAACGATCTCCCGACGCGCGGAGTTCGCAAGTGCTTTCATATTATTTGCGTAACGGGCGTAGAGATTTTCCATGGGGGTACCGGACGAAAGCTTGCGTGCGTCGTCGACCAACTCCATGCGGGTGGCCTTCGAAGTGCGGAGCTTTGTCTCGATGACGGGAGCCTTGGTCTTATATTCTTTGGTAACAGAATATGATTCGCCAGTCTCCTCGTACACCTTACGTCCGGTGATAGGATCGATGGGTCCACCCTTTGCCATGGAGCGGGGCTTGCGCTTCGGAATATCCACCTCGGATGCGGCCCGAGATATAAGGGTAGAGACGCCACCCTCAGGTTGATATTTCTTCTTAAGCTCGGCGATACCATTATCCACGGCGGAGGTTCGATAGTCAAGCTTGTGCTTGGCCGCATCAATAACCACCATCGAATGCCTGACGGCACGGGCAAGCTCGGCTTCAGTGGCGCCCTTGATAGTCATATCAGTAATAAGATTACTGATCATGCCCATCTGCTTCTGCTTGCCGGTCTCAGAGAGAACCTTCATCCCAGGATATCCAGGATATGCAGCCGAGGGGTCGAACCCTTCGAGTCCCTTGAGTGGGGACGTCGACCGAATGCGACTCTTCGCTGTGACAGGAATAACCAGCGCGGTATCCCCGTCGAAGTCTGCTCCTGAAAGACGGGCCGCAACCTTGGGATGAATACCGATAGCGTCTGCTGCGAGTTCGCCGATGGTCTTTCGAGATTCCTTATGACCGTTATTTACGGTGAGGATGGGGATCTCGAATGTTCCACCATGAGGATATCGCACGAGAGCCACTTTACTGCCATTTTTGAAATTGGGCGCATACACTTCAGTGGGCTTCAGAGATGTCACGGGCAGCAGAACCTGATATGCTTGTCCTGGGACAGCCGCAGCGCGAAGACGAACACTGTCCGAATCGCAACTATCCGCGAAGTCCTGAAGGGCCTTCTTGCGAAGCACAGGGTTTGTCAGAGACATAATATCCCTGAACTTCTCTTTGGCCTCATTCGTAGAAATATCCAGTTGCTGCTTTGCGAAGGAAATATCCTGCTTGGACAGGAACTGGGAGGACAGAGTCCGGCTCCAGTCTCCCCAAGAACCCTCCTCGTTCACGAGGTTGATTGGGGACAATTTCTTTTTGCCGTCCTTGTCAATATACTCCATCTGGCGCCTGATTGTTGCGCCAAACGGATTATCGGGGTCGGTTTTCATCTTTTTTAGAACGGAGTCACCGTCCCCAATCATGGGCACGTTCTTGGATTTATTCGTATTGAACCGAATATCTTTTCCGGCCGGCAAATCGTCGGCATATACGGCCATTCCCTTGAGGTAATGTGTGCCGTCAACAGAAATACGCACTTGTGCGTACCCTGACTTACCGAGATTGAGATCCTTCAACCCTCTCCTAATCTCAATCACGCCGTCCTTGTTCGTTCCGCCATCCTCGGCATATCGCACCATGACCCTCTTGGAGTCAAGGGGCGCGGGCGGCTTTAGAGCCAGCTTATTTCCCTGAGGATCCGTGCGAACCCCAACCACATGAATTTGGTCAAGATTCTGAACAGTCTCCGACTTTTTGACACCGGGGGCGACCAGAACACGGGTGGACGTGTAATTATCCGTTCCCAACTGCCTGATCTTGATGTCTTGAACAGAATATCCCTGAGCCTCGAGAGTGGCGGCGGCAAGCTTTAGAGAGGTGGCTGTGGTTCCGAGATTCACCTCTGTGCCGGCACCAATATCAATATACCGGTGCTTGTCCACCTCTCGCTTCAGAATATCCGCGGTACCCTCGATCTTAGACGCAGTCTTGCCGGCATCTTCCTTCAGGTAGTTTCGGACCGTGGATGAGGAAATGCCGAGGCGCTCCGCAATGGCAGCCTGGGACATATTCTTCGCGTCGAGCTTCCGGACCATGGCGATCTCCACCGCCTGCCGCTCCCTCTTAGCGATGGATTTAGTCGCCCGGAGCTCAGTCGTGGTCATACCGAGGCCCTTAGCAATCTCCGCTTCACTCAGTCCCTTATCCGCGAGTCCCTTGACGAGGCCCTGGAAATCCCGGGACCGCTGGTAAGGATCTTTACCAGATCCCCACGGATAACGTCCGGACCGACGCAAAATACCGTAGTGGGCCAGTGTGTCATCGTTTTCTTCAGGCGCGGGGGTGTTTAGAGTCAGCATTGGTCCTCCGTATTCAAAATATCCGAGAAATGAACGATTCGACGCATGATCTCTCTAATATCATCAGGGTCCGGGTTATGCAGTCGGACTTCGCTGTTCTGATATATGCGAAGATGCATACTGATCGTTGGCGCAACATTATATTCCAGGCAGAACAGCGCGGCGTAGATCTCGAGCTGTTCGAACTTGGTCGGGCCCAGTCCGGTCTTGAGATCGTGGATGCGCAGCAATTCAGCGTCGGGGTCAAAAGAAATCGCGTCGGCGGTTCCGAAAGCGTAGGGACTAAAATATAGAACCTGCTCCGGAGTCATCTGATACTTGATCGCATCATTGACGAACATCCCGACAGTATCTGTAGTCTCCCCGAAAGGGAGCCCCAAACGAATATGCTCAGCAGCAATCTCGTGCAGCTGAGTTCCGATCGCAGCAGCCCTGGCATTGCGATATGTCTTCAGGACCTTATCATCATCGTAACGGAGCCATGTTGACTTACTGGCCCCGAGGAATGCGTGCTTGCCCTCTAGGTCTCTGTGGTTAACGAACCGCATTGTCGAACCCAAAGTAGATGAGAAGGTCGTTAAAGACCTCCTGCTCGTTCTCGGGGTAGATGAACCTCGCAAACCCGAGACGGGTGAGCTGGTTAACGTAGTACTCCTGGTTCGGTTGAACCTTGGCATAGCGCGAGGCCTTGACCTCGAGCATAGCCCACATGTCGCCGTGGAGAATCAGAATGTCGGGAATGCCCTGAATATAATTCGGGTCATTCTTGAGGACCAGACTTCCAGGCAGCAACCTGGAAATCTTCTTGATGAGGTCCCTCTGGTATTTGTTTTCCTTTGCGCTCATGTTGCTCCTTCGCAAAAGGTAAAGAAATGGTAAAGCCGGGGGCAGAGGATATAGGGCCTGTAGTGGGCCCCGTTATCTCCATTATATGAAAAGTTTTTGTATGTAGTCATTACCCACTAGGAATCGCGCCGGAATTGGAGGAAAATGCAGGCTGTCCCGTTTGGCCCACTGTCCCACCCCGTATATTATATATATTTAATTTTAATTAAATTAAACTTAATAGAAAAATAGGTGGGCCAAACGGGACAGCAGCGACTTTTCCTTGGAATTGCAACGAAAAGTCGGCATCGACAAGTGGGCCAAAAGTGGGCCACTGGGACAAAAAAGTGGGCCACTGTCCCAAAATGGGCCAAAAATAGCCCCGTAGTGGGTAATGAGGCCGGGTTTCTAGTGGGTAATGAGGCCCGTTTTCTAGTGGGTAATGAGCTATTTTGGCCCACAAAAATGGGACAAAGTGGGACAGAAGCGGGACACTTTGGGACACCATGGCCCATTCGGACCCGACAAAAAATTAGAATCCAAGTAGTATTTGCAGAGTGAGGGACCGTTTTTAGGCGATCCCCCACTCCACAAATGTCACGCAACCAGCGGCATGTCGGGATCCCATTCGACCCGAATGTCGTATCGATCGCCCCAGTTTTCGTAGCTCGTGAACCGAAGAAGACTCGATGCATGAGCTTCGGCGTCCCTCAAGCTACTGAAACGAAGCACCTCCTCGCGGTGAAGTTTCTCGTTGCGATAGCTCCGGAATGTCAGACGGTACATACTGTCACTCGCCCTTCTTCGCAATCTTGCTAGCGCCGATGCGAATATCGTAGCTGTCGCACCGTGAGGTCATGGTCTCATTGGCGAAGAAGTAGGACAGGTACTCATAAAGGCCACGAATACCTTCGAACATCTGAGTCGACTCCAACGTCAGATGATTCTCCTTATACCCGTGAACCTCCAGATGCCAGTACCCGCCGTACTTGGCCGTTTCGATATCCATTGTCAGTCGCACCCCTTCACACAAGAGTTGATAAGCTGCCCGCCAGCATTGTCCTTCCATACACGGATGACCGCATTATCTGCGATCCCTCCATCACGAATGACGTCCGAAACCTCATTCAAGATCTCGGAAGCGAAGGAATATGCTTCATCCATGGTTTCGAACCCCTCGCAGGATTCGGTATGAGCATACGCGCCCATCCCGTATTCGACCTGAATAGTGAACATGGTGTGTGGTCCTTTCTTAGAATATCTGATTCACATTCCGGAGATGACGTCGCCGTCGTGGAACTTAGCCTTGGGACGGTGCTCCCTGTAAGGAGCTTCGGGAGCAGAAGACGGAATCGGGGTAAGCGTGTAGTACATCACCGAGTTGTACAGACCCTCGACTCGAGTCTGCACGCTGGATCCGATCAACACCGAATTCATGTAGACGTCGTTGTGCTCGGCGAACCGGTACAGCTCCTCGGTCAAATGCTCCAGGCTCGTGTCGATCTGTTCCATCTCGGACACAGGCACGTCGTCCTTGATGAACCAGCAGTGAAGCCGGAAATACTTGACATTCTTCGTGAGTTCTTTGAACATGATTGTGCTCTCTTTCTAGTCTAGATTGTGTTCAGTTGTGTCAGTAGATCTTCAGAACGTCGAGGTCATCGAAACACTCGACCTTCGTGGTACGGATCACCACGTTCCTCTCGGGCATCAGTGCCACGATACCCTTGACATAGGTATCAGCCCGGGCACGGTCTTCGAAGAACGCGTAGTAGTCGTACCGCTTGCGCGTCTCCTCATCGACAGTGGCGATGTGCACCATCCACTCGATGTCGGTGTTCTGACCAAAAATGTAGGTGTAGTCAGCCATTTGTCTTCTTCCTCTGGTTTGAAGGGTTGTTGGGGCAGTTGACAGTGTGTGCCTTTGGGTAGATTCGTCCACTAGTACTCCGCCAGTATTCCTGACGGTCATCTGGGTGCTTCCTGAACCATTCACGGTCCTGGCACTCGCATTTATCCGGTGGGACAATATCCGAAGTCAGGATTTCGTTCAGGGCATGAGTAGTGACCCTACTGAGTACGGCGTAAAAGAATTTCGGATCGAGAGTGATGTCCTTATCGATCACCTGACTATTAACCACGTGGAACGGAATGCAGTTACGATTGTCGGCAAAACACTCGACTCGAACCCGGATGAGATCACTCTCTTCGAAAATATCCACCGAGAAGTCTGAGAGATTATAGCCGTTGCCAGTCTTCATCATAAGTCCTATATAGAGTAGCAGCACCAGATTTATCCATGATTACGTCGATCTTCTTACCCAAGAGCCAGTCACCCACCCTCAGTTTACGAATATCATCCGTGTACTCCAACACCTTTACAGTTGTGGGCCAGTAAGTATCGGCAGCTAAACTAGCTGCGAGTACCTGAGCCTCCAGAAAATTCTGATGAATACTCAGAACCACACAAGGTGAGAACTGCTCTGTAAACTGAATGGAGGCAAGGACACACCACTTAGTCTTCGCAGTCATTGTCATCCCCCTCATCAATGTCGCTGATCTCAGCCCTTGAGAGAATATCCTCGACAGTCCGCATCATCAACACGGTCGCCAGTTCGATCTCGTTCGCGATGTAATTGTATTCGAACAGGGAGACTGTGGTGTTAGGCTCGTCGGCGTGTGCCTCCTTATGAGCCTCCTCGGTACCATGAGCATCCTCATAGGTATTATGGAACGACATGAATCGACGGATCGTACCGTCAGTCATTCGAGACTCAACGAGAACGCACCAGTGGTTCTTCGAGGGATCGAAAACCACGCAACCGGGCTTCATGGACATGTTATGCTCCTTTACAGGTTGTGAGCGAAAATACGCTCATTGAAGACGCCCTTCTCTTGGACGGCCTTCTGGATGGCAGAGTCTATTCCAGACTCTGAGATGAAATAGAAGTAGTGGAGATCCGTGAACGGCGTATTGATTCGGTCAATGCGACCCTCCGCCTGTTCTGTAATCTTCCACGAATAGTTGAGGGAGTAAAACACGATCGTGTCTGTCTCGACGCAGTTCCACCCCTCGGCGCCCGCGGTATACTGTACCAAATATACCCATGAGTCAGTCGTTGGTATGGGTTGATGATTGTGTCCGTTCCACTCAGCTACGTTGAATTCATCCTGCAACTCAAGCAGGATGTCTCGCTCGTAGTCAAAATTGTAGAACACGATCAGCTTCTTACGCCGGCGCGCCACAAGACGAATATGATCTACGCGAGACCGATTCGAATTGACGCATCGGCGCAGCCCGTAACAAACGCCGGCAGCATTCTTATAGGGCTTCCTATTCCACGGATCTACACGCTTCTTAGAGATTAGCCCATACATCTCCTTGTCGTAGTCCATTGGAATGTAAGACCGGTTACGTCTGGTGTGACGCTCTGCCGGCATCGGGACCAGTATCTTTCTACGACGAGCCTCAAGCAGCCCTGTATCGAGATACCGCTTCACTTTTGGATACTTTGCGAACCTGTCCCAAACTATGTGTCGTTCGGCGAACTCGGTTCGGTTTTTGTAGTATCCGTTGGCGATGAAGAGGGGTACGTAGTCGAGCCAGGTGTCCCCCGGCGTTGCGCTGAGTAAGATCCAACTGTTGTTCTTCGCGATCTTGAGGAACGACTGTACCCAGGCC